TCCTCTATCTATTAATTGTTGTATTACAGCCCAACCAATATTTGCATTTTCTACTACAAGTAAAGCATCATTATATTCTGTAGCTATAGCAAATAATAAATTACCATAATCTTTTGTTTGGATTTGTGCTTTAAATTCTGCTACTTGTGTTGCCTCTTCTATATCAAATATATGAAATGCCGAAAAGTCATTACCATCACCTCTAGCAACATCGGCTACTACTATATAATCTCTAGAATAATCTGGTATTTGCCATACCCATAAATTTCCATCTATACCTCTTCTTTCAACTGGTTCTTGAATGTAAGTACTTTCATAAAAGTTCAATATATCTGGTTCTATGACAGTATCACCTGATGTACTAAAATCACAATCACATTCTTGTGATGCCATTCTAGGACCTAATACTATGTCTTGTTCATCTCTCCATTCTTGATCACGCTCGGGATGTACAGTCCATGGTAATCTTATTGGTAAAAATGTATTTTCTCTTGCCTCTGCTTTAGCCCAAGTTGAATGAAACCAATTACCAGTACCATAAGGTGTTGATAAAGCTATACACCCACCACCAGTAGCTAGTGTTTGTTGAGCTGAGGCAAATATCTCTTCAATACCATCAATAAAAGCTGCCTCATCTATTAATAGTAAAGATACTGCTTCACTCCTACCTGCGTCCTGACTTGCCGCTACTGCTTTAATTTGAGATCCATTTGCTAAACGTAGAGATAATTTATTGTGCTCATCCGTTTTTATTTGCAACCATTTTGGTAATTGGTCATAAGCAAATCTTACTTTAGTTACCATGTTTTTAGCTGTCTCTTGTTTAGTAGCTATACATAATACGTTTTTATCTTTATGAAATAACATCATCCATAATGAATAAGCTGAACATAAAGTAGAGATACCTAATTGCCTTGATTTATTAATTATAACATAATCTTCTTTATGCATATGATTAAGAACCTTTTCTTGAAATGGATATAAATTAAATTTAATCCTACCCCTTTGTGGATGTTGTATAGTATAATATTTTTTCATAAAGTATACTGGATCTTTAGCACACTTTATAAATTCTTCTTTTATTATATGTTTTAAATTATCAGCCATTATTGTACTAATAATAACAGTATAGCTGCTCCCCCAACAGCTGAGGTAATTTGGTAGAATTTTTTAGTTCTTCTTTCTCTTTTATATGCTTTTTCTAATTCTTCGGACATACTTTTTGAAGTATCTAATTGTTCGTCCTTAGTTGATAACATTTTTCTATATGTTTCAATTTGGGATCTTAAATTAGTATTTAATTCGTTTTGAGTATCAATTTTTGAATTAGTTTCTTTAAGAATTTGTTGTAATGTCTCTATTTCCATATAAGAGGCATCAAATTTAATTAAGTCTTGTATTACTAGTTTAGCAATAGGTTTAGTTAATTGTATCTTTACTGAATCTATATCGGTTTGTGAAAAACCATTCCAATTCACTAGCATTAAGATCGTTAACAGCGTTAAGTTTAGCTTCTGTTTCAATTTTAATAACATCAAGTTGTCTATTTAAGTTATTAATTGTATTATCATAATTTGATATTTTAGTCTCTAATTGTTCTTCTATTAATTCTAGACTATCATTCACCTGCTCCAACTCTTCCACTTGTTGTTGCAATTCTTCAATTTTATCTCTATACTGGGATAGGTCTATATCTTCTTTTTTATTAATTATGAAAAATATAGCAAGGGTAGTAATACAAAGTAATAAAACACTTATTCGGTTCAAACCTTTTTTAAATTATTGTATGCTTTTATAGTATCTTGATTAGACTTTAAGAAATCCATAGCAACTTTTTTTTCTAGTTCATTACCAGTTTTTATTTTTTGAATGCTATCTCTAATTTCTTGCTCTATTTCTTTGTAAGCAGCAATAATTTTATCATTTTTAGTTAACTTTTTATTTAAAACCTTATCCCCTGCAGGTGCATTTTCTTCACCTGGGATTTCTAATTCAATTTCATCTAAGCTTTCGGATTTTGCTATTTTTTGGATTTGTCTATCAAGATCATAAACTTTATCACTAAACATTTCTCCAGCATCAGAATGTTTTTTTATTAAGGCATCTCTTTGTTTAATTAAAGCCCTCATATCTTCAGCCTTATCTTCATCTAATGGTCTACCAATATCATCTACTCCTTGAGCTGCATCATTGACCCTTTCTACATGACCTTGAATATATCTTAAGTCTGTGTTTTTGTCTAACCCAATTTCAGTAGCTAATTCATAGATATCAGAAGCGGTCTCTATAACTTTATCAAATACTACCTTTGCATCATCTTGATCCTTAAGAGCAATTTTTTCTAATTTAAATAAAATATCATGTAATTTAGCTAATTCAACAATTTTATCTTGTTCTTTAGCACTAGGGACACCATCAGTAAATTCTCCTCTTAAAATGTCTTTAAATAAAGTTTGAGCACCAGGACATATATCAAAATGATTAGTTTGATATCCGTACACATTTAATTCTCCCATTCCTTCCCTAAATGCGTCTTCGTTAACTACTCTGATTCTCCAGTTTTGTAAACTAAAATTATCCATGATATTATATTTGCTATAAATATTTAATCTTGTATAATTCCTAATATTTGTTCAATTCTATCATCAGTACTACCCTTTAATATATGCACATTATCGCATCTATGACCAAATTTATTTAATGTTTTAACAATAGCATTATCAATATCATCTCTATATTCTAAATCAGTTTCTCTAACACCATTATCTTCCATAACAGTACCTTCAGAAGAAATATAAAATATATAATCATACTCACCTACAAATAAACAAGCATAATCTTCAAAATATTCTTTATCTTTAAAATCAATCGATTTAGCTAAATTAGTAAAAGCTATAACATCTATAATTGTTCTATCAGTTATAATATTTTCTTTCATTAATTCAGCAACACGTTCTGCTAAAAATACAGTTTGACCCTTTAATGTAGAATCAGTATTTAATGGAATACCTAAATTCATTAAATACTTACTACGTTCAGTAGCAAATTCAAAATTTTTAAATTGTTTTAATTCCTTTAATCTATTAACTAATGTAGTTTTACCCACACTCATTGTACCACATAAACCTATTTTCATATTTTATTTATTTTAATCTTCATATCTATAAGGATTAGATTTATTATCAATTATTGTTTTTTCTTTAAATAAATTTTTAGCTATACTTTTCAATATATTAAAAGATATAATACATTCACCATAATTATTTCCCCAACTAAAATCTCTACTTTCACAAATTATTATTTTTTTATATTTAAAATCTTTAATAAGATCTAAACTATGATCCATTTTAAAAGTTCTTAAATTTCTTACTCTTCCATCAGATATTACTTCATTTTCAATTAAAGAATTTATATTATTTATCCAAATATAATCTTTTAAACATTTTTTATATGCTAAATAACTAACCCAATTTCCTTCATTTAATTGACTTTTATATAAAAAAGTAGAACCATTAACTATATCATGGTGGTGATCTATATTAACCAAAGAAACGTTATCTTTAGGAAGATAATTTACAATATTATGGTGACAATCAATAAAAATTATATTTTCACATTCTTTAAACTTTTTAGTTACATAATCTATTAAAATATTATGTTGATAAGAATGAATTATCCAATCAATATCTACCGATAAATTATAATCTACCATATTATTTTTTCAATAACCAACTACTTGATTGAATTTTATCACCCAATCCTTCTATTAAAGATACACCAAGTTCTTTACAAATCCCAGCTTCTGGTATAGAATCATTATTTTGATCTCCACCATTAGCAAATGAAATTTGATATTTAGGATCCTTAGCTATTGCCTTTACATTTAATGCTCTAATTGATTCACATACTGTTCTATCTTTATCAACTGATATTATTGCATGATCAACCATCTTAAGACTATTTACTATTAATAATCTTTCATTTTCATCCTGAAATTCCTTTGAACCTTTTAATTTACGTTGTAAATCACTATTAACAATAACCCATAATTCATCAGCTTGAGCCTTCGCTTTCGCGAAGAGCTCTAAGTGACCTTTATGTATTGGGTTGAAATAACCAGATACTATTATAGCTTTTTTCATTTAGAATCTAGCT